ATATATTATAAACCATTAGTTGATATATTGTATTTATTAAGTAGTATTTATGATAAAGTTTATATAATAAAACCAAATGCCAGTAATGTAATGACAAATGAAAAATATATTGTTTGTAAAAATTTTATATATAATCCTCAAAAAATTAAATTATATTACATGTATTTTCATAATTTAAATTTATTAATAAAAACTACCAGTAACAAAAAAATATTTTCAATATTAAAAGAAGATATTCCATATTATTTTGTAAATAAAATAGAAGAAATTAATATAATTTTAGGATATCAGCAATTAGAATATATGGAACAATTGATTAACCTATTTAAAAATAAAAATATAGAAGAAAAAATAGAAATTTTGAAAAAAAATAATATACAAAAGTGTATTCAATGGTGTGAAAAATATAAAATACCTTATAATAAATTTACAGAAAAAGTAAATATATTTTTGAATGGAGAGAAAAATAATGAAGAAAATAATAATATATTTTTATCAACAAAATTAATAGAAGAATTTGAACATGTTCTGGTTACAAATAATGACTTTAACAAAATCTAAACTGGAAATGTATTACCAATATTTCCCAATTTTGAAAATGCTTTATACATATAATCATCTTGACTACCAAAACATGTTTTTGGATTTCCGTTTTTAGTATAAACACCTGGACTACAACGCGGAACCTTTGCTTTATATACATAAGGAACAAATGGTTGTCCTCCATAATTATTAAACGCACCAGCACCTTTTAATTTTCTTAATGATGATATATTAGTATTAATAGTATCAATTGTTAATTTTAGTGTCCTTGTACTACTACTAACACCACCTTGTACCGCAAATTGAGGATTGCTTGGTTTATATACTACTAATTTACAACCACGAGGATTATTAGGCCCGGTCAACACTCCAACATAATTTGGATTATTTATAAATCCATAAAATATATCATTTGCAAGTGTTTTGTTTCCAGTAATATTCTTTAAAAATGTATTGAATTCAGCAAGCGAAGTAAATGCAATTGAATTGTAATTTATAATATCTTGTTCAGTAAATACATTTGCACTTTTAATAATTTGAAATAATTGAATTACTAATCCTACTTGCGAAGTAACAGATGGGTCAGTATTTGGAAAACAATTAGCATAATACATATTAAGATAACTGAGTGGATCACCTGGTTTAGAGTTTTTAATTTTAGAAGCAAGACTAGGATCATTATCAATTAATCTTGCATAATATCCTGGTAATTCTGGTCCAGCATAAAAGTTAAATGCTTTTTGTGCATATGTTTGACATCTATTTGCACGATATTGTTGTTGACTATTAAAATAATTTTTTTTTAAGTTAGTGCTTGCATAAATAACATTATTGAGAGCCTTGTTTTCTTGATTGCAACATAATTGTGGACTGCATACAATTGGTTCTGGATTATTTGTTAAAAATCTTTCTGGAGAGAAATTGGCAACCAACCCAATACCATGACATGTTTTACAATCTTCATCTAGTTGGAGTGCTTCATTTAATTCATTAGGAGGGTTTTGTTTCACCATATATCTCCCTGGTTGGTCTATTGTTTGAGCAATAAGCGATGATGTTCTTGAAGTTCTCACTTCTCTATTAACTTGAATATATTGATCAGGTTGATCAGGATTTACAATAGTAACCAGTGGTTGTGTCGTTGTTCCTTTTCTATATTGTCCTTTTAAAGGCCTTGGTAATCCAAATTTTTGAAATGCATTATTCGTTGGATCATTATTTGTTAAAGGACGAATATTACCACTTGTAATTGCTGCTGGATAACTATACTTACCAGTTCCTTTCCATGTTCTAATTGGTGTTGTGATAGGCAAAGTTTCTATGTTATTATTAGAGTTTATCCCTTCTGAAAAGTTTGTTGTAAACATTTGTATAATTTATAATAAGAAAATAAAAAGTATTGGTATATATTATTACATAATGTTGATTAATTTATTAATATTATTTTTCTTTTTATTAATATTTTATCAAATCTTTTTATATATATTTGGAAATGTAATAGAAGGAATGGAAAATCAAAATGATCCAAACTCTAGCAATGCAATGATTTTATCACAACAAAATGCTGGTGATATTGCATATTTAAAAGAAAGGTTGGATGAATTAATGGATCTAAAAGGAACAGTCGTAGATGTTTGTGGTAATGTAATACAACTAAATCAACAAGTTCAAGATTTAGTTCAACAACAAGCTGATGCAGCAACAGAATTAGCTGGGGATACTCCTCTAGACATTACTGTTTAGAATGATAATCTTCATCAAAATTTATTTCTTTATATTGTAATTGAATCATTATAATTATATATCTGTAAAAAATATATAATTATAATATAGGTAAGTAATGTCAAATATATTTCAAGAAGTATTAAATGATGCAAAAGGGGTTGAAAAAAGATTATTAGGTGACCCATATGAATATTGGAAACAAATTAAATCGCCACCCGAACTTGGTATGACTTCCGATGGAACTTTGTCTGCATTAGGTAAAGATATTGACGGATTAGTTCAATATGTAGAAGTTCTGGTTACAGGACAAGGTGCTTCAAAGACAGGTAGACCTTTAGGAAACAAGTTTTTCCTTCAAACTGGTGGTAAGTGTAAAGATATAAATAGTTGCGCTGGTAAAGATGATACTTGTCAATTACAAGAAGTGAATAGGTATATTTATATAAATAATGTTCCACAAGGAAATATTCCATTTATTTCATCAGGAATGGGACAAAATTTCTCTGATTTAAAAGGGTTAATTCCTGGTACTATGAGTAATTTAAATGTATTAAATCCCTTTGCTATTATGCAAGCTTTTATGTCTGGTGGAACACCAGATTGTTCTGCTGTGAAATTAGAAACGATTACACCAGATAATATTTCTAGTACAGAAACACAATATGTTAGTATAGTAGATCAGCAAAATATGGATCCATGCAGTTTTTTAGATGGAAAAAACCCGATAACAGGTCAACCATGTAAAGAAATATTTTCAAACATGAAACTACAACCAGCTGTTTATTTGCCTGACAATTATATTATTAAATTATATTATGGTATTTTGGGTATTTTGATGATTTATATATTATATCGTTTAATGATACGAAATAATAAATAATTTTTTTATTTTTTTTATTTTTTTCTATGCCGTTTTGTTTTGCCTCCATGAAATGGGTTAGATGGATTAAATGATCCCAAATTATAAATATTATTTCCTTGTGCATTTGCCGCAGATGGAAAATTAGCAGCATCTAAATTTTTATACCCGCTTCCTCCACGAGGTTTTTTCTTTTGTGTTTTTCTAGGTGCTTTTCTTTTACGACGGCTTCCACCCGTAGGATTGGTTACAGGATTATTATTATTATTATTAGATGAGAACCAATTAGGAAAACTTATTGAACTGAACCAACCTTTTGCTTTATTTGTCGCATCACCTAGAGCAACTTGTGAACTTTGCAACGCAGAATTAAATATTCCGGTTGCTTCTTGCCCAGCACTTACACCAACATTTTCAACTGTACCAACTACATTTTGTGCAGATGCACCAATTACATTACCTACATTTTGCACAGATGCTCCAATTGAATTACCTACATTTTGTGCAGATGTATCAATTACATTACCTATATTTTGTAGATCCCCTCCTTTTTTAGTTTTTTTACTTCTATTATTTTTTTTTGACATTATATTATAATAATAGAAATTATAATATAATAATTTATTTTGATACTATGTTAATATTATCATAATGTTTATTTCATCATTAATTTGACTAATTCAAACGCTGCTAAAGCACCAGCAATTTCGGAAATAATATAAGGAATCACATCGCTACTTGAAATTTTTCCAGAAGCTAAATAAGCAATAGCCACAGCAGGATTAAATGCACCACCTGAAATTGGACCTCCAAGAAGAGCTGCAACAGCTAAGGCTGCACCAATAGCAAGCCAATTACCGGTTGCTAAAATAACAAAAGTTAGTAAAAGAGTACCTAAAAACTCAACAATATATTTGTTCATTTATAATATCTCTAAATATTATTTTTTAATACCCTTGTCCAGAAATTGCACCAGAGTTACAAATACCTCCGCCAGCCGTGCATGTTTTATTATATAATGCTCCTTTTTTTGGTGGTGCTATACAACCACCACTTCTTACAGAACGCAATGCAGATCTTACATCATTTGTATCGTAACTTTTGTAAGATAAAGGAGCATTAGTAGGCAACCCTTGTTTATAAGAACTTTTTCCTACAGCTTGTCTTTTTCGTATTGATGTATACATAGATGATGGGGTTGGTGCAATATAATTCATATGTGAATTTGATATAGGAACAGATCTCTGTGATGAAGAAGAAAAAAATCTATAAGGACTTGATTCAGCAAGTACTTTTTTTCTGGCAATCATTTGTTGCATTTTAGATGAATCCGCTTGTGCATATTGGATACGCGCTTGTGAAAATTCACTGGCACCATCCGCAGGATAAAATTGAGGAGGATTTGGATGTACCCCATTCAATACACCATAACTGTGATAACCCATCTGTGCTGGTGTTTGAGAACTATTTAATGGACCAGTTGTTTGGGCTGATACATAATTATTAAATTGAACTGCGGATGGAGGAATATAATATGATGCATAATTATTTGACATTAGTATTTATATATTATAATATATAATACAAAATAAAAAGAATTTTAATATAAAATATAAAAATATATTTTATATTATAATATGATTCTATCAAATACTTTACCAGAAAACAATACAAATACTAATATTAAATTATTTTTATTAGATCCTTTATCAGTTATTATTAAATTAGCTATATTGGGAAATAAACCTATTGGAACTAAAATACTTATTAAAAATAATGTAATTTATTTTCAAGAACCGGGTTTATTTCAACCTATTGCAAGGTTATATTATAATACAAACAAAACATCATTACAATATATGTATAATCCCATACAAATCGCATGTACTCTATTTTTATCAAAAGAATCAATCCAAAAAACACCTAGACTTAAAAATTTATTTATATGCGCTCAAAAAGGATTAAAAAACTTAATAGAAACATATAAAAGTTGCTCAATAATAAGTTTATGTTTGCATTATTATTATGCTATAATAACAAATCATATTGAACAAACTTATAATGATTTTATTTTTTTTAAAGATAATATGACTGTATATTATACTAAAGAATTAATAGATGCATTAAATGAACTGTGGACTCAAGATAAAATAAAAGTAGTATTAGATTTAATAATTTTTTTAACAAATGATTCTATGGCATCAAATAATGTTAAATCATTGGAAACAATTATGGAAAATAATGATATTAGTAGTCACATTATTTTGTCAACGAATTAATATCGTCGAATTGCCCTCCAAGACACTTGACTACCGTTATATTCGTTACCTCCGTTTGATAAATTATTATATGTTTTTAAAATGGCTTGTTGTTTCAAGTAAGTGGAATAATTTGAACTATCATATACATATTTAACATTACATGTTCCTGCTGGTACAAGTGTTCCATCACAATGAAGTGTTTGCGAACCGAATCTTTGACTTAATCCGTGCATATTTGGTCGACTTTGAAAAGTTTGACATCCTGTATTGCAAGAATAATATTGACGACTTAATATATCACCGGCATTATTTACTGCACGAAAAGGTGTAATAACTCTGCCTATGTTTTGTTTTTTATATTTATTTGTTGCGGCTATTTGTGCCTTATAGACATTATTCCATGATTCTACAACTTGTGCTCTATTTTGTCCATATTCTCTATAAGACTTATCATTGTCTTGAACTTGTTGAGGTGAAATGCCTTTAAATCCTCTACCTAAAGTAGAATATCCTGGAAGATTCATAAAACCAGATAAAAATTTTTGTTGACTTGTCATTATATATATATATTAACAATAATAAAATTCATGCTA